GGTCGCCTGCTCTGGCTGTGGATGCACCTGCGGGCTGGGACCTACATGAGGCTCGGGTTTCTGCATCAGTGGTACTACGAGAGCCTGGCGGCGTCGAGTCTTACGATAATGGTGGGGGAGGGGGAGGGGGAATGAGCAATCTGATTATCTGCATCGGTTCGGCCCTCGCGGTTACGATCTCGTGGTCGCTTCACAAGTCGATCCTGTGGGCGTTTCTCCATGGGGCCTGCTCGTGGGGGTATGTGGCTTACTACGCTTGGTGGTGAGCCGCTCAGGCGCCACAAAAGCAGATGACCCGGGAAGGAGGTCCATAGAAAGGACTCGGGCTAGAGCCTAGCTGTGCAGTGGACAAGCGCTATGCCAAGTGCCGAGGCGTAGCCTCCCTGTCAGTGCTGGGCTTGCACAAGCTGTGCTGAAGTGGTCCCGGTAGGTGGAGGTATGACCTAGAGAGTGCGACGCGGGCCAATCGCTTGTCAAGAACTTTCTTTTCTAGTGGGGCTGAGTTCGTTCCCACGAGAGGCCCGCTGAGTTGAATCTAGCTACCTTGATTTGTAAGTAGCTGAAAAAGCAGGGCTGATGGGTCCGATATTGACGCCTTGTCCGCCTGCATCCCATTGTTGCAGGGTGTTGGGTCAAGGCGCTCTGACAGACTGACAGCACTGACAGCCACAACGGCAGATGACGGACTGCTACTACCCATATATCTACTACCGGTACTAATGTAAGTGTCAGAAGTGTCAGACTGTAAGAAGCTCATTGATTCCGCGACCTTCGCGCTGACAGTTGGCTCTGACACCTGACACTCAAAGCCCCTCGAGTCTCCCCTGATAGTCTTCCCCCACATGCCACTTGACATGGCGCCTCCTGATGTGGCACCCTGAGGTTAATCACCTTGGGGGATGGGTCCTGAGCGGCAAGAAATGGACAGATGAGCAGCGGGAAACGTTCCTGATCCGTCTGGCGCAGACCGGAAACGTGTCTGTTGCAGCTCGCTCGATAGGTCTGTCGCGCTCTGGTGCCTACTCCAAGCGCGATAACGACCCCGAGTTCGCCGCCGAGTGGGACAACTCGATCGCCGAGTCCATCGATGCCCTACACGAGGCTGCCCGCATCCGTGCCGAGGATGGTGTGCCCGAGCCCGTGTACTACCAGGGCGTGGTCTGCGGCACGGTCCAGAAGTACAGCGACACACTGCTGTGCCTGCTCATGAAGGCCCATGACCCGCGGTTCCGCGACCACGTCAAGCTCGACCACTCGACACCGGAGGGCGTCCAGGTCCAGACCACCCCCGCCATCGACATGACGATCTACAGCGACGAGCAGCGGGAGAACCTGCAGTCGCTGATCCACATGCAGTTGCAGGCGAAGGGGTCGGGGGAATGAACTACCCCTGTGACAAGACTCGTCGCGAGTCGGAACAGGGTGTGTGGTGGCGAGAGTGGTGCGCTTCCTCCAAGCGATACAGCGCCCTGTTCTGGTCTATCGAGGCGACCGCAGACGACCTAGAAAAGATGGAGCATACCGGAACGGCTACGCCCGAACTCGAGAACGCCTTCGAGGAGCGACTCGGGCTATGACCGCCTCCCTCAACCACGCCTCCATGTGCCAGATGTCGACGGCCTACCGGCTGCAGTCGATGGGGCTCGAGGTGGACGGCCAGCCGTTCGATCTGCGCAAGTACCCCTACATCCCGGAGATCATCGACAGTCAATCGAGGCGAACCACCATCATGAAGGGCGCACAGATGGGGTTCACCGTCGCGATCATCCTACAGAGCATCGAAGAGATGCTCCATCAGGATCTGCGCGGATTGCTCTACCTGCTGCCCACCGACGACGAGGTGCAGGCACTCGCCAAGAGTCGAGTTGACCCGATGCTCGCCCAGCCGGCCTACGCGCATCTGAAGAACAACGTAGACACAGCCAGCCTCAAGCAGATCGGCAAGGGCTTCATGTTCTTCCGTGGGGCCGGGCAGCGAGGCGGAGCCAAGGTCAAGAGCATGAGCAAGCTCAAGAGCTTCCCGAGCGACCGGATCAAGCTCGACGAGTATGACGAGATGGACGCCTCCCGCGTCGATGCTGCCCGCCACCGGCTCGATGGCTCGACCTGTCCTCGCGAGGTCGGACTCTCGACGCCGACGCTCCCGGGGTACGGGGTAGACCTCGACTACAAAGCCAGCGATCAGCGAGCGTGGTTCTGGAAATGCGACAAGTGCAACGCGGACGTGTGCCTCGAGTCGTCGTGGCCTGAATGCCTTGCGGAGCCCAGCGAGGGCGAGCCTTACTACCTGTGCTCCAAGTGCCGAGGCAAGCTCGAGCGCAACAAGGGCCGGTGGGTAGCCGCGAGTCCCGGCGTGTTGGATCACGCAGGTTACTACGTCTCTCAGCTGGGCTCGCTGGTGAAGAGTCCTGCCCGAGTGCTTGACGACCTCGAGCGAGCCGAGGCCAGCGGTCGGATGCGTGAGTTCTACAACCAAGTCATTGCCCGCCCCTACGCCGATATCGAAGACGTCATGACCGACGCCCTGATGAACGACTGCCTCGATCGAGACCGTCCGCGAGCTCGCAGCTCCGAAGGTCCGTGTGCGATGGGCGTGGACCCGGGCGCGAAGGTCATGCACTACTGGATTAAGGACCGCGTCACCAGCACCGACACCCGCACACTGACCTACGGCAAGGTGGCCGGATTCGACGATATCGGGCAACTGGCGAAGAAGTTCAACGTGAGGTCGGGCGTCATGGACATCGGCGCCGAGACCCGCAAGGTTCGAGAGTTTCTCGACGCTCACCCCGGGTGGTGGGGCTGCCAGTACGTCGAGAAGAAGACCACCGGCTACGACTGGAACATGAAGGAGCGCATCGTCAAGGTCGGACGCACCGAGGCCCTCGACGCCAGCCATGACGCGATCCTGGACAAGCGCGAGTCACTGCCCGCCCCCGATGAAACGTACCACGACCTCGTGCGCCCCCAGATGAAGAATTTGGCCCGGACGAAGATCGAGGACACGACTACCGGCAACGTGACCATGCGATGGGTGGTCACCGGAGGACAGAAGGACGATCACCTTAAGCACGCTCACGCTTACGCTGGGATTGCCTGCGAGAAGGTCGGGCTGGCAGAGCACGTGCAGCGAGCGAAGAGAGTACGGCGCCCGCAGCGGGCGCGGCGTAGTGCGATGGGGTCGCTGTAATGCTGACCCGAGAACCCAGAGACTTCTGGCAAAGCGTCGCTCAGGGGAGCATCGACGGTTACCTACCGCTCAACAAGTTCGGGCGAAATCCGGACATCGACATAAAGGCCGCTGGCACATTCGGCCGCGATGTGTGGGATGGTGGGGTCGCTTCGGCAGCGGACTGGGTTCCGCCGACCGCAGCCCGAATCCACGCCATTGCAGGCGGCGCAACGGATGCCCTGGACGATGTTGGAGCGCACACGCTCCGCATCTTCGGGCTGGACTCTGCATATGGGTTCCAGCAAGAAGATCTGTCGATGCACGCCACAGACGGTACGACCCCGGTCAACACCACCCTCGCGTACACGATGATCCACCGGATGTACGTGCTCACATCCGGGTCAGCCGGGAAGAATGTCGCCGACATCACAGCCACGGCAGCGTCTGACTCCACGCTCACGGCTCAGATCACCGCCAGTAACAACCAGACCGCGATGGCGATCTTCCAGATCCCAGCAGGCTACACCGGATACTTGAACCGGACCTATGCCTCGATTCACAACTCTGGCGGGGTCGAGAAGCTCACAGACTCGGCACTGTTTCTTATGGAGTTCGGCGGAGTGTGGAGACTGCAGGACTCCTTCGCCGCGAGCTCCTCCGGTTCTCCAACGATCTTCAACCCATACCAGCCCTCGCTAGAAGCTCCGGCCAAGTCCTATATCAAGATGCAAGCGAGCCCGACATTCGACGCACAGGACGTTTCGGCTGGATTCAGCGGCGTGATGGTGGACGATCTGACGGGGACTTACTGATGTTCGACGTGACCGCGGTCGACAACTAGGAGGGGATATGCCGGTATTCGATCAATCCAGCTTCAACCTGCTCTTCCCTTACCTGCGCGATGAGGGCGGCAACGAGAACGCTATCGGCGACTACTCCGATACACCAACTGACTTCTTCATCGCCGCGCCAGAAGGCGATGTGATTGCCATCCCTGCCCTCTTCATCAGCATCGAAGACCTCGGGATGTTCCGGTATTGCGATTACGGTGCGAGTGCATCGCTTACCAACGGGATCTCACTCCAGCACACGGATAGCGAGGGGGGTGAGATCATGAGCTTGACCAACGGTGTCCCCGTCAAGTGCAATGGGCACTGGATCTCCTCGTCCTATGATCGCGTCCTATCTGAAGATCCTGCTGTGAACAACTGGCTGATTGTCCGGTGGTCGATGGGTTCAGACAGGCTTCCTCTCGTGCTCCGATACGGCGACCGGCTCGCTGTCACGCTCAACGACGATTTCTCGGGGCTGGTGTCCCATCGCTTCCGGGTGCAGGCAGCGGTAGCGAACTACATGCATCGAGACTGGGGGGAATAGTGATGGCCGAAGGGTTGAAAGAGGGGGCTCCGATCCGGCATCAACGATTCCAGCCTTATGAAGGGCACCAGGAAGTGCATCAGCCGTGGAATGTGCCTGTAGACCGCGGCCTAGAAGCCAACCGCGCAGCCCTGCCGAAGCCCCCGCCGTATGCCGGCGTGAATCCTCACAACTGGGAACCGTGTCCCGATGTTTGACCCCACAGCCGAAGCTGACGAGAAGCTCCGTACCCTGCGCTCCGACTTCGAGGCGTGTATCGACGCGGCTCAAGACGCGCAGAACGAGGCCCATCGTGCGGCTCGCTTCTACCACAACACCAAGAACGAAGGGCAGTGGGAGGCGGGCGACCTGCAGGCGCTTCGCGAGCAGGGTCGGGTGGCGTTCTCGTTCAACGTCATCAAGCCAAAGGTTGACACATTCCTCGGCATGGTCGAAGAGCAGCGGCGCGCCCCTCATGCTTCCGCGATCGGCGGCGAAGATGCACTGACGGCCGAGGTGCTCAATTCAATATCGGAGCGTGCCTATGACATCGCCGACCTCGAGACCCTCGAAGCCGAGACGCTGAAAGAGGGCACCATCAAAGGTCAGCACAGCGTTCGCATCGAGGTAGAGCCCGACCCGGAGAACCCACTTCACCAGCTCATCGTAGGCCGGCTCATACCGCGCTTCGAGTTGGACTGGGATCCCGCGTCACGACGTCCCGACCGCAGCGATGCCCGCTACGTCTTCTGGCACAAGTGGCTGGGCAAGGCCGAATTCGAGCGCACCTACCCCAAGTTCGAATTCGACGACCTTCTACACAAGGCCGACACGGACAACGCGCACGAGCGTCTCGAGGATGACCGCTCAGAGAGTGGCCCCTTCTACGGCAGCTACAACGACGACATGTACGACAGCAGTCGATGGGAGCCTGACTACTACAACGCGCAGCGAGACAAGCTACGCGTGATCCATGCCGAGTACAGGGTTCCGACTAAACGCCACTTCCTCGTTGACCCGCAATCCGGTATCAGCCAAGAGGTTGACGAGAAGTTCGTGGCGAGTCTCGGCCAGTACCAGGAGGCGGGCTATCTCGTGGGGCTCACGCCGGCCTCAACCTGGACCGACACGATCTACTCCGTTCAGTTCGTCGGAAATGAGATCCTCTACGACGCCGAGCTCGACCAGCCCTACGACGGCTTCAGCTTCGTCCCCTTCACCTACGCGATCGATTCAGAAACGGGCCACGCCTACGGGATGCTCCGAAACTTCTTCGACCCGCAGATGGAGATCAACAAGGCCCACAGCCTGAGCCTCGAGAACCTCGCCGGGCAGAACCGGCAGGGGATGATCGCGGAGAAGAGCGCTGTTACAGACCCGGACGTGCTCGAGGACCAGTTGAAGACGACGGCATCCATAGCCATCGTCGAAGATGGCGCGTTGACGCAAGGCAAGATCAAGGATCGCGCGCCCGCGCAGTCAAGCCCTGCGATCTCACAGCGGCTGAGTGACGGCGTCGCGATGCTCGACAAGGTCAGCAACATCCACACGGACGAGACGACCCCCGCCGGACAGGCTGAGGCAGTCGGCACAGTGCAGCTCCGCCACCGCAAAAGCCAATTGTCGATGTCGGACGTGGTCAAGAGCTACGAGAAGTTTCAGAAGGGCGTCGCACTGCGCGTCATGCAGGTCATTGTGCGCGCCATGCCGGACAGCCAGATTGCGGAGTACCTCGGCAACTCGAAGAAGTACCAAGTACAGCAGGGGACAGTGATCGAGATCGACGCTGCCACCGGCCAGCCCAAGGGCATGGCGCAACTCCAGGATCTCCGAACGCTCCGTCACGACGTGAGGCTCGAGACCTCGAGCGAGAATGTGACTTCGCGGATCATGGAGTCGCAGAGCATGAAGGATCTCCAGTCCACGGGATTCCCTGTGGATCCGGTCGTCGCGGTAGAGCTGAGCACAGGCAACCGCTCCTTGCGTGAGAGACTCAAGGCTTACGCCGAGCAGGCCCAGAAGGCCGCACAGGAGCAGAAGCAGCGCGAAGCAGAGGCCATGCAGAACGCCGCGCAGCGGTCTGATGCGCAGATACAGAGCACGATTGCCATCGCAGGCGGAGAGGCACAGGAGAAGAGGCGGCACAACCAGGCTACCGAACAGCTCAACTTCATGAAGCAGCAGGGCGACCACGCGGTGCGACTGGCCGGCGTGCTCGAGAAGGCAGACGCAGGAGAGAAGGCCGCCATTGTGAAGCTCGCGGAGCTCCTCGAGCGGCGGCAGATGCAGAGAGAATCAATCCAAGCCCATAGCACACGGAGGGAATTCAATGGGTAGACCGAAGTCGAAGGGCGAGCGAAGCGAAGTAGACGAGATGCTCGATGCCGTGGCTCCCATCGAGCCCGAGCCCGAAGAGGAGATTGAGGCCCAGTCAGCCGCAGCACCGGAACCCCCTGCGCCGAAGCAAATCACCTACGACGAGGGGGAGCAGATCGGCAGCCAAGAGACCGAAGCGCGAAAGGTCGCCGCTGAGGAGGATGCGCCCGAGGATCCCGACGAGGTCACAGCCGAGGCTGATGATCCGGCTCCCGCCGCCGCCCCCGCCCCTTCTCCGTCTCCCGACCCGAAGCCGACAGTTGAGCAGCTCGAGGCGGCGAATCAGGGTCTCAAGCGCGAGATGCAGAAGCTCCGCGAGAAGATGGGCGCGCGCAAAGCACAGGCCCAGATGCAGGCCCCGAGTCCCGTCCAGCCGGCGCCAGTGCCGACCGAGGGCCCCCAGCCGGTTGCACTCGATGACATGATCGTCTTCCAGGACGGCACGGCAGGAATCGACCCGGAGAAGTTCGACGCCGCAGTGCGGCGGGCCACCGCCCCCGATCCGAGCGTGGTTCGTGCGCAGGAGAATCAGCAGTTCCGGAGCAACTTCATCAACTCCGCAGAGACCCCCGAGGACCGGGCGGCATACTCGCAGGCTCTCGCACGCGGTGAGCAGGCATACGAGCACCTAGAGCTCGCCCTCCAGGACCGGGCCGATCAGTACGGGGTCTCTCTGCAGGGCGCGAGCCACGATCAGGTGGTCGGGTTTCTGCGACAGTCGGGGGTGATGGGCGAAATCAGCACGCTCTATCCCGACGTAGCCCCCGATCTGCCCGCGATGCTGGCTGCAAGCTCGATGCACAGTCATGAAATGATGGCAGACGTCCTCAGAGGCTACGCGGCGCGCAATTCGGCCACAGCACCCCTGGCGCCCCCTCCTGGCGCACAGATCCCCGTACAGGCCGCACCGTCGCCTGTGCAGCCGCTCCCCGCCGAGCGTGCGCCGAGCCTCGCCTCGGTGGGCGAGTCGCCGCAGGAGCCGGGACCGACCGACAGAGCGCGCTTCGAAGCGCTCGGAAAGAAGTTCGACAAGAACCCACTTGCATTCCCGGCCAAGGAGCTGAAGGAGCTCGAGCGGCTGGAAGAACGGTTTCTGTAGCACCATCGGCCCCAGTCGAGCTGTAATCGGCTGACACGCAGCGACGTGTGTGGAGTATTGAGGCTGCTCCGGCCTCCATCCCCTCCGAGATGAAATCGGTGGTCCGCTTCGGCGGTCGGGTCGTATGGCGCGCGTCTACCCCGCGCGGTTGCTCACGAACCTCATCGTGCGGGGCTCTGCTGTGTCTGGGCCCGGGCGTACATAAGCGACTCGCCCATCGTGCAACCCCAAATGGGGGTTCGCATCATGCCGGCTACCGAATTCGGGAACGGTTCGGACCAAAACGTCCTGCGCTGGAGCAACAAGCTCATGCGCGAGGCGATGGACAAGACCTACTTCAAGCGGTTCAGCGGGACATCGCAGGATTCCATTATCCAGATCCTCACGGAGCTGGAGCGATCACCCGGTGATACCATCA